GTACCTTTGGTTTATTTGTAACTGCAGGAATGCATTTTTTAGCAGGAGGTGTCGTTATTTTAGGTGTAGGTGTAGGTGTAGCAAATATTTGAATATTTGCAATTATATTATAGGTTTTTTTTGCATTATTAAATACACAATTTGTTAAAATGAATCCAAATAAAATATAAATACCGCAAATTAAAAATAAATATGCGTAAATACTGAATGTAGTAATATCCATTTTTTTTAAAGAGTCTTTCAATGATTTTGGTACTACTTTTGTAATGATATTATCATCGTTTTTTGCAATATTTTCGCCGCCTATTTTATTTACTTTATTGCTCATATTTCCTAAAGCTTCTATGAATTTGTTTTTTTGTTCTAATTCTTTAGTTATTATATTATTTTCATTTTCCAACATTTACCGATTATTTATAAATTAATTTTATATTATTATAATAAGCTATGAATTATTCGTCAACCACATCTTTCTTAACATCTGATTTAAAAACATATGACAATGGAAGAAAAAGGTACAATGGTCAAGTTGATATTATTAGTCAACCAGATCCAAATGCCGTTTTCAAAATGCAAGAACGTATCGCTATTCGCAATAAATCGACGAATTATGATTCGGCTCTTTCCGGAAATGATTTGGAGAAAAATTTATTATCCAAAACTTTTTTTTCTGCTGCAAACATACAAATTTTGCAAAATGGATTACGCGCAGGTGTTTTCCACATGTCCGGCGAAAAACAGATTGTTGTTCCACCGCAAAATATAGATCATCTCAAAATTGTTATGCGCAGTACTTATTTGCAACATGCGAAACATTTACCCGATAAAATTCGCGAACAAATCGAAGAATTGAATAAATGCGTACTTGATTATGTAGTGCCAACAGTATATAATGAAGCAGTCGGTTATTTACGATATTTGGAAGACAAGAGTACTTTAGTGGTTCCGATTGACCATCCTGTACATACGGATCGCACGTATAAACAATTGGAACTGAAACCGTGGTTTGGTATGCAAATAAAACCACCGACATTAGAATCATCAGATGAAGAATAAAAGAAATAGTGCGAACAAATATATAAAAAAATTGTATAAATAAATATATTATTTATGCAATCACAAGAAGAAACGCCGCCGACAACTCAAATGCCCGATAATTTTCCTTCGATTTTGCACGATTTTTTGTCAGATTTGACCAACACTTACCCTGAATACAGCCCGATTTTCCAACAATTGGGCGCAAAAGGTTTTGAAGAGGCAATTTACAATTATTGTTTAGGTATTTTTCCGGAACGTTTTTTCGACATTTTGTATCAAAATGAAGATATATTTGGCAGTGAATCTGTAGTGAATACTGAATTTTTTCCAAATATGGATTTCAAATTGTTATTTAATGCTGTAGGCATTAGTGAAAATACGAAGCAAGCAATGTGGAAGTACTTACAGTTGATTTTGATTACTATCATGTCGGGGATCAAGGACAAGTCTGGGTTTGGTGAAACAATGAATTTATTCGAAGGTATTGATGAGAATGAATTGCAGAATAAATTGACTGAAACGATTGATAATTTGACGGATTTTTTCAAAACGATGGAACATGATGTGGCGACCGATGCGCCCAATGGCGATGATGATGCCGATGGTGATGCCGATGCAAAGAATGATGGCGAAGAATCATTCAAAGGTATGCCTGATTTTTCGTTTGAAGGAATGCCAGATGCGGCGGGATTGCATGAGCATTTGAAGGGGCTTTTTGACGGAAAAATCGGCAAATTGGCCAAAGAGTTGGCGGAGGAAATGAGTGGCGATTTTATGGGTATGTTTGATGACCAAACCGATATTCATTCTACCCAGGATGTTTTCAAAAAAATCATGAAAAATCCAAAGAAAATAATGGAATTGTTGAAAACAGTGGGATCAAAATTGGAGACGAAAATGAAGGACGGTGATATTTCGAAAGAGGAAATTATGAAGGAGGCAAGTGAACTCATGGGGAAAATGAAGGGAATGGGAAACGGAAAAGAGTTTCAAGATATGATGAAAAATTTGACGAAAAATATGGGAAATTTGAGTGCTATGGCAGCAGGAAACAAAGGTAAATTTGACATGAATGCTATGCAACGAATGTCGTCGCAATATTCGCAAAAAGAGAGAATGCGTTCTAAATTAGAGAAGAAAAAGGCGAATGAAGGCGTTGTTTTAGAAAAAAAGGGGGAAAATACTTACACATTCAATTTGGAAGGGGAGGAAAAACAGCCGAAAAGTATGCGGCCAGAAATGCGTATTCCTGAATTAGTCTTACCAATGGACAAGAGTAAATCGACGGCGGATAAAACGGTGGATGATTGGCTAGAAGAAATTGAGCCAACAAAAACAAAGTCGTCTAAAAAAAAGAAGACAAAAGGAAAGAAATAAATTATCTGGATTCTTTTTTTTGTGAATGTATATTAAAGTATTATGAAGTTCTCTATTTCGAAATATATAAATTTCTCCATTTTTATAATAAGTTTAGCAGTTGGATTATTTTTCGTCTATGTATTTGATAATCAAAAAAAAGTGATTTATGTTTATCCAAAACCGGATAATATCGATTCAATTCAATACCAAGATGCAACTGGTACATGTTTTCAAATTAAGCAACAAAAAGCCAAATGTGGCGCAGATATAGCGACCATTCCGGTACAACATTAATATATGCTGTAAATAGCAGACAATAATAAATAAACAATTGTGGGAGCGCAAAATTCCATTATATATTATAAAAATATAATAATATATAAATATTATATTCTATAATTCACATATATGAAATATCCTTTCATTATATTTTACAAACACGAAAATACTAATTCAGAATTCGACAATTTTTTAATAAAAAACGGCGATAAATTGAATTGCACCATTTTCATAACCGACGATCCAAATCAATTAATTAAATTGTACAATAGTAATTATCCACTTTTACTTACATTTTCCGAAGAACAATTGACGAATAATATGTTGGTAATTATTTCAAAAAATATCGCAGATTATCGATGGATTCATATGACCGAAGTGCCTACAATTGATTCGTTCAATTCGACAGTCAATCGAAAATTCATCGAAATTTGCACATTAAAAAGAGAACTTACACGTCCTACGTTCTCTATTTTCACAACCACATACAATTCATATAATAAAATAATCCGAGCATACAATAGTATTTTAAGTCAATCTATGCGCGATTGGGAATGGATTGTGATTGACGATTCGCCGGATGACGAGCATTTCGCTTTTTTGAGAAAAACGTTGAAAGATTCGAGGATCCGGCTTTATAGACGAAGTGAAAACAGTGGCAACATTGGCAATGTGAAAAATGAGGCCATCAGTTTATGTAGAGGCAAATATGTGCTCGAAATGGACCACGATGACGAAATATTGGTCGATACATTGCAGGATTCTACCGCTTATTTCGACGCGAATCCCGAAGTGGGATTCATTTACATGGACTTTATAAATATATATGAGAACGGCAATAATTTCAAGTACAACGATTTCATTTGCAAAGGGTATGGCAGTTATTATTGTCAACAGTTCCGCGGCAAATGGGTGTTTGTGTACAATACGCCGAATATCAACAATATTACGTTGAGTCATTTGGTATGTTGCCCGAATCATCCGCGAATATGGCGCAGAGATGCGCTAATTCAAATGGGCAATTATTCGGAATATCTACCAATTTGCGACGACTACGAGATTTTATTGAGAACGGCACTTACTACGAAAATGGCCAAAATATCGAAATTGGCGTATGTTCAATATATGAACGACTCCAATAATAATTTCTCTCTTATTAGAAACGGCGAGATAAATCGCATCGGACCGCAATTTATTCGCCCAATATTTTACGATACTTTCAAAATAAATGATTATATGAAGATATTGGATGCACATGAAAACGAAGAATATATGTGGAATCATAGCCAATTGTGGAAAAGAGACAGCGACACGTACCAACATAAATATTGCAACGATTTGGTGAATATGGATTATGATAAGCAATATTGTATTGTTTGCATTGGGGCATTGAATATGCATTTGACTGCGATTAAAGAATTGTATGCAAATCCGAGAAACGATTTCATTTTATTGGATAATTGTGACGACATACAAAAATTATTTAATACATTGGAGAACTGTAATTTGACGCGATTCAAATGTTATACATTGGCTAATGCGACGAATGAAGAATTGGAGAATTATTTCAAACGAATGTATTTGAGTTGTAAATCCTATAGTATTTTTACAAATGAAGATATAAAAAAATGGGAATAATGAATGTTATAAATGAAAGCAGTGAATTTTTTATTTGACGAAGACAACAATGTGAAAATAAAAATTGGTAAAAATGAGACAAATAATAGTGCCAACACGAATCATTCTATTTCATTGGATAACAATGTATTAGAAGAAGAGTCTGCGCCAAAAAAAATCACAAACAATATATTTACATTTGATACAAAAAAATCGGCAACACTTTGTTTCATCACCATGTGCAAAAATGAGGAGCACTGTATATTGAAAACGCTGGAGAGTGTGGCCGATGTCATCGATTACTGGATCGTATGTGACACTGGATCCACCGATAAAACATGCGAAATTGTGACCGAATTTTTCAAAGAGAAAAACATTCCCGGCGAATTATTCGTCGATGAATGGAAGGGATTTGATAAAAACAAGACGCTCATGTTTGAGAGGGCATACGGCAAAACGGATTATGTGCTGCATTTGGATGCAGACGATTTTCTTGTAGGCACTTTTGATAAAGATTGGTTGAACAATTTGCACGAAGATAAATATAATTTCAATTATGTAAGAGGCACTTATAAATTCGTGTGTAGTAGTTTGTATAATAATCGTTTGAAATGGATTTATTTGGGAGTTGCGCACAATGTCATCAAATGTACAGACAAAAAAAATATAACAAGTTCGAATTATTTTACGGAAAAGGATATTTATGTGGATAATAATGAAAGAGGTGCTAGAAAATTTGATCCAAACAAGTATTTGGATGATGCGCTAAAATTGCGCGACCAGTTTTTCGAAACTTTGTACAAGGATGAACATGACTTGTGTACAAGGTCGGTTTTTTACACTGCGCAAAGTTATATGGATTGTGGGCATTATAAAGAGGCAATTCAATGGTATTCTTTATATACGAAATTGAAAAATACGTGGGTAGAAGAGGAATTCGAGGCGTATTTGCGCATTGGAAAATGCATGATATTGTTGGATTTTGATGAACATTCGATAAAAACGCAATTCCACAAGGCAATTGATTTGTTCAAAGATAGGGCAGAACCTTATTTTTCTTTGGGGAAATATTACAATGACAAATCGAAAACGGAATTGGGATATACATATTTGAAACAGGCGAAGAATATGAATTATGAAAAAGTGACGAAAAAATACGTGCTTTTTGTGAATAAATACAATTATGGGAAATACGTGAATGACGAATTGTCGGTGGCGTGTTATTGGACAAATCGCGGCGTTGAAGGTTATGCTTTGTTGAATGAGATATTGGGAGACCCTGATTTTTCGTGTTTGAATGAACGACTTGAAAAAAACAAGGCGTTTTATATTGAAAAATATATGAATATACAAGATGTTTACACCCTTGAAGATTTAAAATGGGACAAAAATGCTTAAAGATATAGAAATAAAATAATAAAATGTCTAATTCTATTATTTTATGTTCTTCTTTATT